AGAAAAGCTCCTCGTGCCGATCTTTATGAGACACAGGTTCGTGAGTTTAAAAATTTCCTCTCGTTACTTAAAACTAAATAAACAAGGAGTCAAGTATGACTGATGAAAATCAAATCGAGGATCAGGATGTTGAACTCCATGACGAAGTAACAGACGAAGTTGTGGAAGAAGCTCATGATCCAAAGAATGCTGAAGCTCAGTCAGTAGCAAGTGTAGACGCCGCTGGTGATGCAGGTAAAACTGCTCCAAAGCGTAAAGGTGACAACACAAAGCAAGATCCAATGCCTAAGACAAAGGCTGGCATGATGAATGCGATTATGACCAAAATGGGCGGAATGAAAAAAGATGCCCTGATGGCTTCATACTCAAAGATGATGTCAGACGATGTTGATGAAGAGCAGTTTGAAGGTGAAACCATTGCAGAAATGGATTACACACCAGACTTCTCTGATGATCTGAATGCTTTGGTTGAATCAGAAGCTACACTGTCTGATGAGTTCAAGCAGAAAGCAGAAACAATCTTTGAAGCAGCTATCAAGTCAAAGCTGATGGAAGAGGTTGATCGTCTCGAAGCCAAATATGAGGAAGAATTAGCTGAAGAAATTTCTTCAACTAAGGAAGACCTCGTAGAAAAGGTCGACAATTACCTAAACTACGTAGTTGAGCAGTGGATGGAAGACAACGCTCTTGCTATCCAATCTGGTTTGCGCACCGAGATTGCAGAGAAGTTCATGGACAAGTTGAAAGACCTGTTCACAGAATCTTACATCGAGGTACCTGAAGCAAAGGTAGATCTTGTTGACGAACTTGCCGCAGAAGTTGAAGAGCTTGAAGAAGCTCACAACCAGGCAATTGCTAAGACACTGCAGATGCAGGAAGAACTGGAAACACTGAAGCGTGATGCAATCATTGCTGAAGCTGCAGACGGTCTTGCCGCTACGCAAGTTGAAAAGCTAAAGAAACTCGCTGAAGATGTTGACTTTGAATCAGAAGAAACTTTTGCAGAAAAAGTTGCTACTATCAAAGAATCATACTTCACAAAGAAATCCGCTGAGTCTGCTGACATTGAGGAAGATGTAACCGATGGTGATAACATTATCGAAGCAACTTCTGATACCATGGCTCAGTACCTTTCAGCAATCCAAAGAACAAACAAATAATTGGGAGTCCAAAACATGTTCGGAAACAACGGTTCATATGATCAGTTGATGGAAAAGTGGGCACCTGTACTGAACGAAGAGTCAGCAGGCAAGATCCAAGACAACCATCGTAAAGCTGTAACAGCCGCTATCCTGGAAAACCAGGAACGCGAAATGAAAGAACAGTCACAGCAGCTGCATGAAGCTGTGCCTGCTAACGCAACTGCAGACGTTGCCAACTGGAACCCAGTGCTTATTGCATTGGTCCGTCGTGCAATGCCTAACCTGATGGCTTATGACATTTGTGGTGTTCAGCCTATGTCAGGTCCAACTGGCCTCATCTTTGCGATGAAGTCACAGTACGAAACAACTCGTGGTGGTGCAACTGCCGGTACTGAAGCACTGTTTGACGAAGCTATCACAGCTTTCTCAGGTGATTCATCAGGCACACATGACACTTCACAAGGTCCATCTGGTTTGTCAGGTCTGACAAATGCAAACGACCCACTGACCATTGACTCTGACCGTGACGGTACAGGGTTCGGTTCAGGTATGTCAACAACAGATGCTGAAGGTCTGGGTTCAACAGGCGCAGGTCCATCATCTGCATTTGCAGAAATGGGCTTCACCATTGAAAAGGCCACTGTGACTGCCAAGTCACGTGCACTGAAAGCAGAATACACTCTGGAACTGGCGCAAGACCTGAAAGCAATCCATGGTCTGGATGCCGAAACAGAGTTGGCTAACATTCTGTCAACAGAAATCATGGCTGAAATCAACCGTGAAGTTGTACGTACAATCAACTCACAAGCCAAGACAGGTGCTACAACATCTAACACATCTGTAAACGGTATCTTTGACGTACAGAACGACGCCGATGGCCGTTGGTCTGTAGAAAAGTTCAAAGGTCTGATTATGCAGATCGAGCGTGAAGCCAACACAATTGCAAAAGAAACACGTCGGGGTAAAGGTAACTTTATGATCTGTTCCTCTGACGTTGCTTCTGCACTTGCAGCTTCAGGTATGCTGGACTATGCTCCTGCAATGAACACTGCACTGAATGTGGACGACACAGGTAACACCTTTGCAGGTGTACTGAACGGCCGCATGCGTGTGTATGTGGACCCATATGCCGTCGCTGACTATGTCAACGTAGGTTATAAGGGTACAAACCCATACGACGCAGGTGTGTTCTACTGCCCATATGTACCGTTAACAATGGTACGTGCAGTTGGTGAGGATACATTCCAGCCAAAGATTGGATTCAAGACACGCTACGGCATGGTCTCAAATCCATTCGTTGGTACAACACCAGCAGACGGTCTTGCAACTGCAAAGACAAACCAGTACTACCGTATCTTCCGTGTGGACAACATCCTCGGATCATAAGGTATACTTTAAAAATACCAGGAGGCGGCTTCGGCCGCCTCTTTTTTTAGATAGTTTTTTGTATAAATAGTGGTATGGCAAACCTAACAGAAAACTTTAATTACCTACAACCGACCAGTTTTAAACTGGTTATTGATAGGAAGAACTTTCCGAACTTGGAGTTCTTTGCTCAACAGGTAACCCATCCAGGGCTACTCATACCTGCGGCTGAAGTGCCTATTAGGAGAATGCAGTCAATACCTTTCCCTGGAGAATCTCTTACAATTAATGAGTTATCCACGGAGATATTATTAGACGAAGATATGAAAAGCTACAGTGAGATGTATGATTGGGTTCTGAGAAATCAGAAAACAAATCTTGATACACACACGGCAATGCAAAGAGGAAGTAAACCACCAACATATGCAGATATAACATTGTCGATTTTGTCTAGTCATAATAATCAGACCAAACAGGTTAGGTATATTGACGCGATGCCAACATCATTGGGTGATATCCAATTTCAGTCAACCGCATCTGGAACCGAATTTATAACATTCGCTGCAACTTTCAGATTTAGCTATTTTGAGTTAGTATAATGCCGATATCAAGAAACAGACAAATGGCATCATTGATTGAGGATTCATCAGGCGATATTAAACAGACCGCCTTTGATGCACTCATTGATCAAACCATTGAGCCAGAAACATTAAACTTTGCTGTTGATAATAGAGATTCAGGCCATGGTATTTGGAAGTGGTCTTGGAATCCTACCACGCTTCCATACGAGCGTGAAAAGATTTCCTTACAGGCACAATCACAGGTGCCAATATACAAAAAAGGTACATATCAACTTGATAACTTTGCAGCGTTCAATCAAAACGACAGCTCATCTCAGACACATAACATATATTTAAAATGGATTGAGGAGCCTGGTACAGCAAACTTAGTTGACTGGGTAACATATGACAGTGTTGCAGATCAGACATTTACTGGCATCACTGATTCAGGTCAAAAAGTACAAAGATTAAATTGGGAAGTGCCTGAAACATTTACCATACCTACTCTAACATCATCTACAGTGACATATAATGTAGGACACTTAAATGGGGCATATTATTTCCAAGGTATTGCTCATGGATCAAATCCTAGCATAGGCCCTCTTCGTAGAGGTAACACATACAACTTTGCTGTTAATGCTTCTGGTCACCCTTTCTATCTTACTACTGACAATGGTGATAACTTTGCTGCTGGTAATTATGTTGGTGAATATACAAGTGGTGTGACAAATTCTAGGACAGACAATGGAACATTAACATTTGTAGTTCCTTCTGATGCACCTGATACATTATACTACCAGTGTGGAAATCATTCATCTATGAAAGGCACAATCACAATTAAAGATCTCTCTGTAGAGCAAGATGGTGATGGCAGATATGTATTATACTTCCAACATGACCAAGAGGGTCATGCGGATCCTGCTCCTGTAAGGGATGTGCCTACTATTCAAGGACAGATGTGTCTAACTTTTGATGCACTGAAAGGTAAGTTTGTTCCACAAGATCTTCGTGATTACATGGAAAAAACAAACACGTTTGTTGATAGAATTAAAGAAGAAATTGAGAAAAACTCTATTGATGAAGATCGCATGAAAAACTTTATGCGTACAAAGAATATTTTGGATGAAAACGAAGTGTTTAATGCTGCAACTGGCGGACTTGATTCTGCAAAGGTTGAAAGCATTTTTCAAAATACTCGTGGTACAGTTATTGACTCTGATTATATCAATCAAAGACTTGGTGTTACATCAGCTACAGAACAAAAGGTACAAACCGAAGCACATACCACACTTGAACAAGACGGAACACTTTCTGTAACAACTGGTACTGCTCGTTGGTATGCACCACGTGATATTGAAATCACAAGGATTAGACCGTTTGTTGGCATTGCGCCTGTAGGGTCATCTTTGAATATTAGAGTAAATAAGAACGGTTCATCTATACATACATTATCTGTGTCTGCAGGACAAAACACTGCTACAAGCACAGTATCAACACCACTCGAAGTAAATGAGGGTGATTACTTGACAGTCGATGTGACGGCTGTAGGATCTACAACTGCTGGATCTGATCTTAAATTGATTATAAGATACAAATAGGAGATAACAATGGCATTTAGTGCTGAAAGAATAACATACTTTG